TTAAAGTGATTCTATGATATTATCATATTTTTTCTGTGCTTTTTTAGTTACATGAAGATAAACTTTTGAAGTTATTTCAGAATCACTATGACCCAGTCGCTTTTGAATTATATATAACGGTACACCTAATTCAGCTAATTGGCTAACATGAGTATGTCGAAATGTATGCGTACTAATTGTTTTTGGTATTTTAAGGTTCTTTTTTGCTTTTCTTAAAAAATAATTGATGTTATCGATTGAAACAAAATTGTGATTAGATAGGGTAAATATAAAATCGTTATCTCGTTTGCCTTTTGAAAATTCTTTATAAATTGCTACTGCTTTTTGTGGAAGTAAAATTGTTCGTTGACTATCATTAGTCTTTGTCAGCGGACTTTTAAATTGTTTTTTAGATTTTAAGCCTTTGTAAACCAATGTTCCACAAATTTCTACAAAATATTTATTGTTAGCTTTATAAACATTTTTAACTTGAATTGTAGTAGCTTCGCCAAACCGCATGCCGGTTAATACCATCCATTCGCAAAGTGAGGCATAAAGATGGTGATTAGGTGATTGAAGATGTTCCAAATAATCTATAACTTTTCTTAATTCATCATTTTCTAAAAACTTTTCTTCAATTTCGGACTTCTTTCGTTCTCTTGGCCAATTAATTTCTAAATTAGCAGTTGGCAACGTCGATATATAATCATGCTGGTAGGCATATTTCATTATGTGATTTATTTTTGCTTTTAACTGAATAATTGTGCCACGCTTATAGTCCTCTTTATAAAGCATATCCTCATATAGATTAATTAGATATTTTGAAGTGATTTTATTAATAAGAACATCAAAACCAATCTTGTCTTTTATTATTTTTTTGTAAGTACTCCATGAATAATAAGTCCCTGATAACACTTGCTTTTTATAAACAGGTTCCCATTCTTTAATAACTTCTCCAAGAGTAACGCCTTTTTTTATGTTTCCATCTTGGATATATCTTAACTTATGCTGCATTTTTTGCTCTAAGATGATCTGAGCCTTTCTACGTGTTTGGTTAGTATTCTTATCATAAGTGACAGAAACTTTCTTATACTTGCCTGTGAGGGGATCTTTATATTGTTCTCTGAACTTAGTCTTACCGTCTTTTGTTGTTTCTGACCACATAGGCGTTCTCCTTTCGTACATATGTTCTTTTTAGTGTCTTATTAAAGCCGATCCACTATGGGTCGGCTTATTTTTTTATTTATCTAACTTAATTTCACCAGACATTGACGTGTGGGCAACTTGGTTCCCAGCATTATCGTAGTAATACACGGTAGGGTTATCTGCACCGGTGTATTCGGAAATTAAGTTAAATACCGTCTTGAACGTTTCTCGCACTTGTTCATCGTTACCATTGAGTGCCGCACCCGGAACCTTTACCTCATATATTGTCCCGTCGGTATCGTCTTTGCTTAACCGGACTACTAAGCCATTGAGCCGATCATCTTCACCAATCTTCTCGTTTAGCTTAGCCAAACCTTGCTTAGCCTTTGACTTGGCTTTCTTTGCACTTGACCAGTAGGCTTTATCAGAACTGTCTTGTGAGCTTGAAGATTGTTGTGATGATTCTTGCTTGCTATAACTATTCTCCGAATGAACCGTATAGCTCCCTGCCAAGAAGAACAGTGCGACAAATGCAAGGATAATTCCTCCAAGCCAGCTCTTATTCTTGAATGCCTTAAAGCAGAGATAGGCGACGATCAAGCCGATAATTAGTAATACTATTGTGAACATGTTTTCTCCCCCAAGTAGCTTTTAACGTCGATCACGCTTGGACGTAGATTAATTTTTATAATGTTCTCGGATCTTTTCACTTACGACACTCGCAAGGTAGTGAGGCACATGAAAAGATTGCATAAAATTAGCGCTGTTAACACATTGAATTTCAGTTCCTTGGCAATAGAAGGGAACCAATAATTCGACTGCTCCAACGTTCGCTTTATATTCAACTGATTCTTTTCCTGTAAAGCTTGCATGATAAAAGACCACATCTCCAGTGTCTCCATGAATAACGTGGGCAAGTTCGTGAGCTAGTTGAAAAATCAGCTCTTCGGGTCTATGCCAATCAAGATTCATTACTACACGTCTGTATTCATAACTACTACCTGGTGGGGTAGTAGGCGAAAAATGTTTCCACTTAACATCAATATGATATTCTTTAGCTTTTTCTAATAAATAATCGCAAGCTTCTTCCGTTTGTTGATATATCATTTATCATCACCACGCAATAAACGTTTCATATATTCCAAATCCTCTGGTGGGATTTCTCGTCCTTCATATGTAAAGACGGTATCTTTGTCTGCAAGGTCAGCAGTCTTTTTCTTTTCGGTTTCACCTAATAGATAGTCAGCTGACACTCCTAGTACTTTAGCAACTTTATTCAGCGATTGCGTGCTAGGGGTTTTTGAATTCCACCGATATATACTATTAGTACCTATCCCTGCTTTTTCAGCAACCTTTTGTAATGACCACCCTCTTTTTTTCGCTAATTTTTTGATGCGATCCATAGTATCCATATCAATCAAACCTTCTTTTTGACTATTTTTATCACAAATGATTAAAAAACAGTTGACAATTTACCACGAATGGTTGATAATAAGATTGTCAACAAGTTAAACAACACAAACAAAAGCCATAATCACCGTTAAATAGCGGTTTTTGTTTTAAGCTGATTTTATCACGAATGATAGAAGATGGCAACAAGTTGATAAACAAAATAAGAGAGGAGAAAAGCACTTATGCCAGTAGAAAATGAACTTGAAAAGGCAACGGCAGATGTTGAACGTAACATCAAAATGAAGCTTCTTGAACGTGACATGACGCAAGCTGAATTATCCCGTTTGCTAAACATTAATCGTCAACAAGTTAATCGAGCTATTAAAGGCGACAATTCACCCAAAGCAATCGAAATTCGCAAAAAGATTTACCGAGTCTTGAATATGTAGGAGGTAATCAAATGCAACAACTATTTAATTTTAACGGACAGCCGTTCCAAACGGCCAAGCAGAATGATTATTTGGGATACTTTTATGTTCTTGAATGTACGGACGTTCTAAAGATCGGATCAACCCGAAATCCTTACGTAAGGCTATCTCAGTTAAGGAGAACACTTCAAAACTATGGGAATCACAAATTAATCAAAATGTATGTTTCAAGTCCATGCACAAACTACAAAGATAACGAAGTCTTACTTCAGGATTGTTTTTCAAAAAGTCGATTAAAAGGTACAGAGCTTTTTAAAACAGATACCCCTCAAGTTTTAAGGGTGGCACGTCAATTGAAATTGGAAGATAATTCTGAGTCTCTAAAAGAAGATGCAAAAGATACTTCTGAATTCTTTAAGGATCTGGTGTTAACGGGAGGAAAGAAATATGAATCCAATTAAATTCAAGTTTGGGAATGATTCACTAAAAGTTTTTCAGCAAGATGGACAAGTATTCTTTGATGCTGAGCAAGCAGCTATTGGTCTTGGAATTTATCAACTTAAATCGGGCCATAAGTATGTTCGGTGGGAAAGAGTCAATAAGTATTTAAATTCCCCACAAGTGGGGAAAGGGCAATATATTTCCGAACCGCAATTCTATACTTTAGCAATTAAAGCAGACAATTCTACAGCAAGAAAATTCCAGCATTGGGTAACAAGTGAAGTGCTTCCTGCCATTCGTAAACATGGTGCTTATATGACACCACAAACGATTGAAAAGGCACTGCTCAATCCAGACACGATTATTAAGCTTGCTACACAGCTAAAACAGGAACAAGAACAACGTAAGCAACTTCAAGCAGAGAACGAGCAAATGAAACCAAAAGCTTTATTTGCGGATGCCGTAGCAACAAGCAACTCAAGCATTCTAATTGGACAACTTGCTAAGATTTTGCGTCAAAACGGGATTCAAATTGGTCAGAATCGTTTGTTTGCATGGATGAGAGAACACGGCTATCTAGGAACAAGAGGAAGCAATCGTAATGTGCCTACTCAACGCTCAATGGAATTGGGCCTGTTTAAGACTAAAGAAACAGTAATTAATCATTCTGACGGGCATACAACTGTCAACATTACAACAAAAGTGACTGGCAAGGGACAACAATACTTCATTAATAAGTTTTTAAATACACCAGTAATCGAAGCTTAGGAGGTGATTTGATGGCAACTCCTGTAAGAGTAGTCACATTAACAGTTGATGAATTAGATAGACGAATGGAACAAGCTGCTTACAAGGCTGTTGCCAAGTTCGTAAAAGATCAAGAAGAACAAAGCAAAGATGATGAGCTATTAACTACTACTGAACTTGTAAAACTTGGTAAGTACGGTAAAAGCAGGGAAACCATTAAAAAGTTTCGTGAGCAGATTATTGCTGAAAATCCAAATCAAAAAATTGCTATTAAGCACGGACGGAATTGGTCATACAAGCTAAAAGCGTTTGATGAGTGGTTTGTAAATCATAATGAAGCTCACAAAGAAGCGCTGAAAATCGATCCACGATTAAGGAGGTGACAAGATGGCGTATCTAACATGGTGTGTGTTGGCAATTATGGCTTGCTTCTTAATAGGAGCAATCGTCAACGTCCTTGAAGGCGAAAAGTTGAATGTGCTGAAAGAGAAGTATCGGAAGAAACATTAGGAAGGTGAGACAAATGACGCTAACAAAAATAGTTAATTCTAAGCTCTTAGCAATGCTGATGGGTGCATGGATTGCCTATTGTGCAGGCGTTGGTGACTATGGCGGAGCAGTGTTCTTACTGTTCTTCTACTCACTAATGTTATGGGATTTGAACACAAAAAAAGCCACCGGCGCTAGGAACACCGATGGCGATAAGTAACTAAGAAAATTATAACACTAAGGAGATTATAACATATGAATGAATTTTATAAACAACGACTTAAAAGAATGCAAAAAGTTTTAGCACGTAACCTCTATAACGTGAATCTGATTTTAAGCGATGGTGCTTATGATTATGACATAGCACGAGCAATGAGGTATCTGTTAGACGATCTAGATAATCAGAGCGATTTTAAGCAAGACGCAAAAGAAGTTGAAACCGAAGCATACCATTTAGCAGAAAGGAAGAAGCTAATCCATGAATAATCAAGTGGAATTTGAAGCTGATAAAGCTGCTGCAATTAATCAGCGCTTACGGCAGTACAAGAAAAATAAAAAATTAATTGAAGAAGCAAAGGCTTCTGAAAAGGCAGAAATTGATGAAGTTAAAAACTTTTACGAAAGCAAAATAAAAAGGGCGGAAGACGATAATGCCATCTTGATGACAGAACTGCTTGGATTCATTGACACTGAGCATGGTCAAACGTCTGTATCAACATCAATGGGTAACGTTCAAGCAAGAACGACCAGTGATAGTTGGAAGTGGGGAGGCGCTGTTGCACAAAGGAAGGCAATGAAGCAGTTACCTAGTGATTTACTCAAAACAGTCACCGAACTTGACAAAGCAAAGATCAAGGGAGCTACCACGATTACAGATGATGGGAAAGTCATACTTAATGAAACGGGAGAAATTATTGAGGGATTATCTGGTGTAAAGGGTGGCAAGAAGCAATGTGTCATTCGATTGGATCGGTAGGTGGTAAGTTATGAAGTTCTATAAAGCTGGAGCGATTCCAGAAGTGCCAAATATGTATTTCATTTATGGTGATGGGGGAACAGGAAAAACAAGTCTCCTTAAAGAATTTAACGGAAAGAAGATTATTTATAGTTTTGATCTGTCTACTAATCCATTGAAAGATTGCAAAGATACTGACTTTAGGATTTTTGAATCTGCTGATGCGCCTAATATTCAAAACATGGTTAGTGGATTTCTTGGCAAAGACATATCAAGTGGTCAATATAGCGTTGTTTGTTTAGATAACGTAACTGCACTACAAAATTTAGTGTTAGAAAACATCAACAATGCTGCGAAAGACAACCGCTTGAATTATCAGAACTTACAACTGTGGTTTAGAAGCATGGCAATGTTCTTACGACAAAGTAACGTCACTGTCTATGCAACCGCCCACCAAGTTGACAACGGAGCAGCAGGACTGACTGGTAAGGGTCGGTATTCTGCTGACATGAACGAGAAGACGTTTAACGCCTTCACTAGCGTGTTTGACTTTGTTGGTCGCATCTACAAAGAAGATGGTCAGCGGTGGATCAATTGCGATCCAGAAGCCGGCAATCATGGCAAGAACCGTATTGATGAACGGACACAATTCAAGGCAGAAGAATTAATTGAACCTAAGCAAGAAGAAAAGAAAGAAGAAGGAGCTGCTTAATTATGAACAACAATCAACAACCTTTATTTGTAACAAACCACAACAACACATTTGGATCACAAGTTCCCGAAGAAGCGGGAATCTATAACATTTATGTTTCTCCACAATCAAAAGCCGGAAACTCAAAGAAGGGTAACCCAATGGCTTCAATGGATTACATTGTTTTAGATGGAACACAAAAGGGCAAACATATCTTTGATCGACTTGTTTGGACTAATAATACACAAAAAAATCATGATTTATCAGTTAAGCGATTTAATACTCCATTAATTGCAGCTGGATACCAAGATAACGAACCTATTTACTCAATTCCTGATTTTGTGCAAAAAATGGCTAATCAAAAGTTAGCCGTTGAAACTGAATGGCAAAAGGGTGATTACAACGGTAATACCTATTTAGTAGTAACACGTTACCGTATGTTACAAGCGGACGGAAGCCAGCCAAACGGACAAAAACGCCCTCAAAATAACAGTAATCAAGCTAATGATGGCTTTGGCACTGCTAGCCAAGCAAATAATAAACAGCCATTTAACAATAATGGCGCTCCAATTGATATTGATAATGACCAATTGCCATTCTAAGGACTGATATAAATGCCATCAATGAAAGTTCCCGCAAGAGTTTACGTCCAAGAAAAGAACGGTAAACGTTTCGGAATTTCCGAATACTTGGAAGAAGTCAATTGGGAACATGTAGCCAACATCAATGACGGCAAAGTTCAAGGTGTACCTGCAATGGTCACTTTCGTTGATAAACGTGAAATAAGTGAGTTACAGCGTCATTTTTACTATGCGTTACTAGGAGACATTATTAACTGGTCTGGAGAGAGCAAAGAAATAATTGATGAATACTTCCACAATCTTTACTGGATCAAGAATTGTGGCGAAGAAATCAGCTTAAAAGATGGCTCATCTAATAGCATGAGTGATGCTAAACGATTAATTGATTATGTAATTGATTTTATTTTTGACAATCAAGTTCCAGTTAAGAAAGGGTATGAACTCTTGCCAAGAAATGAAGAACATTTTCAGTATGAATGTTTAATGCACAAACAATGTTTAATCTGTGGTCAACATGCAGATTTTCACCATATAGATACCGTTGGTATGGGTAATAATCGTAACAAGACTGACCACACTAAACACCGTGTAATGGCGTTATGCAGAGTTCACCATACAGAATTCCACAAGATAGGTATTACAGAGTTCTGTAAGAAGTATCACCTTACAACCGTAGGGATTAAATTAAGTGCTAAAGATTTAAAGAAACTAAAAATTGTTGGTAATTATGAAGAAGAAATAAACAATGCACCATTCTAGGAGGTACACAGATGGCGGATGAGTTTGAAGGTTCAAGAATATTTCTTAATATTCCTGTCTTTGCTGCTAGAGATAAAGACCTTTTGAAGAAGCCTAAATCTTTGCTAGTTTTGGGAGAAATTGTTTCTATGCTGAATACTACGGGTAAATTCTTCATGGGAAACAAGAATCTTGCGAAGAGATTAGATTGCACTCCACAAGCAATCAATAATTACCTTCAACTTCTTGAGGATAAAAAGTTAATTGTAAGAACAAAAATTTACTCTCAAGAAAACAACGCAATTATTGGTCGAATAATCAAAGCAGGACCAACCCTATTAAACGCACGTTTACTAGGGTTAACAACTGACGTTGATGAGGGTAGTAAACATGAATTGGGTAGGGTAGTAAACGGACGTTTATATAAAGATAACAGTTTAAAAGAACATGTTAATAGAACATCTAATACAAATAGTGCATCGCAGAGCAATGCACAGTCCGTGCCCCGACTAGAGGAAGAATTCGAGGAAGTTTGGACTAAGTATCCTAACAAGAAGGGTAAGAAGCAAGCCTTTAACCATTACAAAGCTTGGAGGAAGGCTTCTGTAAAGCACACTAACGAATATCTGCTAGGACAGTTAAATAAGTATTTAGTTTATTGCCAACAAAATAACAGTTGGTATCACCCGATGAATGGCTCTACATGGTTTAACGGCCGTTTTGACGATGTATTAATTACAGAAAGCATAGCAAATAAAGCAACGAAGCGAATATACGATTAGAGGTGATCTCAATGGCTCTTACTAAAGCACAATGGGACATCGATCCTAAGTTGTTTGAAAAGGCTGGAGTAAATATCCATGATCCAAAGCTTAAAGAAATTAAAGAGCAACGTGACAAGCAAATGTACAACAAATTCAATCGTGAATTGCAAAGAAACAAGACTAAAGCCGTGTGGAATAAGTCTCTGTGGTCTTCTGGAGAAATTGTATTCAATTTCAAAGATTGGAAACCAGACGAACGTGAAAACCCACAGCAAGCCCGATTTTTAGGCAAAAAGGCACACAATCTATCTAAAGAGATGATTAACGGTCACTTAAACGTTGTTATGAGTGGTGACGCTGGAGTAGGTAAGACCTCGTTAGCGTTAGCCATGCTTAATCTGTTACGTCATAACGGTAAGCAAGTTCTATTTGTCTCAACTGTTGCTTTGAGCGAATTAGTTAGTCAGCAATACGAGTACAAGGATAGAAAAGAACGACTGCAAGGCCTTAAACGGGCAATGGATACATGTGATGTTTTGCTGCTTGATGATCTTGGAGCAGATGGTGGAAGTATCGAAAAAGTTTCGGGTGATGGCTATATTGGCGCTCGTAAGGACGTACAGGCGCTTTTGTTCAGTATTGCCAATAATCGATACGAAGGTACAGAAAAAGAGCGTAAACGGGCTGATGAGAAGAATATCAAACTAATTAAGCCTGTTCATCAGACAATCATTACAACAAACAATACAACCGATGAATTAATACGAATTTATGGAGAGCGAACGATTAGCCGTTTGGTTACTCGTGATCCTAACCATCGCTTGCCGTTTAACGAAATGGACGATATGAGGGTGAAAGAAGGAATTTAGATGCTGTGGCTCGAAACAGTGCTTTATCGCGGCAACGAGTATCAAGTAGTAAGTACCTACTCAGATGGCACCGTTGATCTCGATAATGGGCTAAATGTAAAGAGAAGTGAAATCAAGTTAGTAAAGGAGGCAAAGGCAGTATGAATGCAGAAGAGTATTTAACAACCGATGAACTAGTCAACACGATCAATCATAGTTCAGAAATTGATCGTGGCGATGAGATGGGGCCAGTTGCTGTTAAGCGAGGTAAATATGTCTATGTTTACCGTACCTGGCAAGATAAGCGAGATGAAGACGATAAACCTATGTGGATGATGATGATACCTGTTAACATCGAAAGCTTATCAGAATTATACGAACGAGAAGACTTAGATGCTGATGATTTAGAAAGTAAAGGCTTCTGGCCTCTAATTGAACTAATTAGCAAGTACGCACATACACCATTAGCTTCTCGAGGCACAGTGCTAAGCGAAGATGACAAAGAAGAACTGAGACACCGACTAATGGGATATTTCAAAGATCATAGTTTCGGCGAGGATTACCGTAACGGCCGTTTAGACGCAATGTACGGTGTCATGTGCCAGCTTGGCATGGAGGACGATTATGACGCAGCTAAAGGATCATACGAAGCCATGAAGATTAAGGCGGGTGTTGAGAGTGTTTAAACTTATTTTGTTATTAGGCATTTTCGCCTGTGGCTATGCAATGGGGGTTCATAACCGATGAAGAGAAATGCAAAGAGGTATTTCGAAGATGGAATTCAATTTGATAGCCGAGTTGAGTACAACTTCTATCACCGTTTTATTCGAGGCAAAGGGTATCACTTTAGACATCATGAGCGCTTCTATCTTACCGATAAATACGCTTTGAACGGTGTTATGGGTAGAGCTGTAACTTATACCCCAGACTTCGTTATACGGGACGACAGGGGCAAAATAGCACATGTTTACGATGTCAAAGGCTCACTTACTTCATACAATATTGACCGTGATGCTAAAAAGACATTCAGCTGGTTTCAAAGTAAGTACCGTATTCCTGTTGAAGTGATTGTTCCTCGTGAGAATAATTTCAAAATGAAAGTACTGGGCGTACCTAACAGTCTATTTGATAAACATATAAGACATGATAAGCATGGGAATATTAAACGATATGCGAAGACTGGCAATCCAATGCACGATTATTACGATATTCACAATTCATTGGATTACGACATAAGAGACACAATTGGTTGGCAAAGCGAACCATCTACGAAGCGGAGGAAATTACAGGAGGTCAGCAAAGATGAAAATTAAAGAATTTATCGAAAAAGTAAACGAAAATGAACGTATGGAAGCGGAAGAGGTAGATGGTGTAATCGCCATTTACAATGATAGCGATCTTGCAGTAGTCGAGATTCCTTGCGACGCAACAAATTTGTTAGAAATTAAGTTTGTTGAGAACTATTACCTTTACAGCTTTGGCAAATCAAGTAGGGAGTATCTATCAGCACTGATTGAAGAGTTCCTGCATACGTCAATTAAGGAACGTTTTCCTGAAAAGAAGTATCGTCTGCGGTGGATTGATGATTCGGATTGTAGCAAAAATTATATCGGTTTACATCGTCCTACCGTAAATTATCCAATAATTGATTGGTATATAACATCTACAACTGATAATAAATTAAATAACTATCACGAATTATGGACTGAATCAGAATTAGAACAGCTCAAGAAAGATAATCCACACTTGGCACCTGCAATTGATGCAATGAAAGAACCTGCGGATGACAAAGATGAATAAGCATATTAAAGCTATAGATATTACGCAAGAAAGTGTGGATGAATTTTTAAGATCGCCAGAAATTAAGCGACTTCTTAAGGTTTTCAAACATATGCTTCGTGGATATAAACCAATCAAACGTACTCGTAAGCGACAGATTGCCAAGGCAAAGCATATGATGGCTTGGCACGATCATACGAGCTATGAGTGGTCACAGTGGTGGCACAAAACGGCTAGAAAGCCTAAGAGGTGGAAGAAATGAGCCATAAATTATCAGAGCTTGGAATGCAACATGATGGCTTTATCTGTTTTAACAATCCTAATGAAGTTGTTAGTGATAAAGAATTTGAAGAAATAAAAAATGACTTAGCAAATATGAGAAAAGAAGCATTGAAAATGTTAGCGGAGAAGAAAAATGATAACGATTGATTTAGATAATAAGTTTGCCATTGTCAGTGACGGCGAAGTACTTAACCTTGTTCAGAAAGATGGCAAAATGCTAAAGAACGGTACTCCATCGGGACGAAAATGGTGGTTTCAGACGTATGGACAAGCTATTAAGTTCTACGAAAAGAAAGTTGACGCTGACAAGCCTATTCATTCGTTGAGGGAACTAGCCAAACAAATTGACAGCGGATATAAGCACATTGAAATCATGGTAGATCAAAAGCTGAAAGAGGCGGGAATTGAATGAAACAATTACCGTTATGCGTGGGGATTATCTGTGTAACAGCAATTATCATCACTGTGATTGTTTGTAAAGTTAGCCTTGAAACAATATTTGGTCTGATTATTGGATTATTGATTATTGCTTTTGCTGTTGCTGTTGCCAACTTAATTGATTTATGAGGCGATATGAAGAGTAAGACGAAATGGAGTGTTTTTATTAAGAATGAGTAAGCGAGAATTACTAGTAAAATCGACGTTCACTTTCTTCTGTGCAGCGTCAATCGTCGGATTATCTTTTTTGATAATTTTTAACAATCCAATAGGTCTATTAATTGAATCTACTGCACTTGTAATCTTGTTTGTTGTGCTTCTTTGGGCTTCATAGGAGGAGAGTTATATGAAACTCACTGAAAAGCAAAAGAATTGTCCGTACTGTCATGGCATGAAGCGCATACAAGATAGACTTATTTATGAGACGCGTCGGGATATTCTAGCACTGAAGGATAACAGCCTTGAATATACGTTGGTCTTACCTGGTCATAAAGAATATGAAGCACAAGCTTATGTCGAATACTGCCCAATGTGCGGGCGATATTTACTGAACGAGGAGAAAGAATAATGCTAACAACACAAGCAAGATTAGCAATGCGCAATAATCAACCTGTTAGGCTAGTCGGTGACCTGTACCACATTATCGATATTAAGCGTATAAATGGAACTAGTCGCATGATTGCAACTATTAAGAAAATAGGATTGGCAGAAGGAAAGTACAAGCCTATTGATGTTGAGATTGAATATCTAGAACGAGCCTAAGGGAGAGTGAATTAGATGAAACATGAAGCAGAACAAGAGCTATTGAAAACACTTAATGGTCAATTGAGCGAGTTGCCTGCTGTTGCTAAGACAATGGTTCAACAATATCAAATGTCAGCAATCGTTCTATCAGTTTTATTCGGTGTGCTTTTTGTCGCTGCACTAATCGGTACTATTTGGTTATCAATTTTCTTCTTTAGGAAACATCGTGATTATAATGATGACTATGATTTTGCTTCTGCGATGACGGCAATGTTTGGAGGAATAATGAGTGTCTGTTTATTGACGGCATTATGCTTGAATATTATTCACGCTTGTGCGCCAATTGCTTCGATTGTTAAAGACTTATTGAACTAGGGAGGTAATCAAGCATGGCAAAGTCAAAGAGCAAAAGTAAAAACCGCCGGCGTAAGAAACGTCAACGGCGAGAAGAAAATAAATTGAAAAGGGAGAAAGAGAATGATGGATCTAAAGGGTAAGGGACTAGCCGTGTGCGGAATTTGCTGCTTAATTGTAGCAGAACTATATTTCAAAGCGCCCGGATGGGTAATTGGCTGGTCAATATTTGCACTATTTGTTTCGATTCCATAGCAAGTTGATAGGAGGTCAAAAATGGCAGACATGGTTAAAGCTACTGGTGGACTTTTAGCCGCTATTGTTGTGGTGCTGTTTTGCGCTTTTATTTGCGGACTAGTTCTGGGCGGATTAATTTCAGCAAATATCTTGCTATGGCACTGGATCATTAGCGTGTTGTAGGAGGCAAGCAATGAAACAAACGAATAAAAAGATTGTTGCCTTGTACAAGGGTGAGGAATTCATTGATGCTGGTACTTATAAAGAAATTGCCACCAATCAGCATATGAGCGTACGGTATTTACGTTCAATCAAGTCTAAGACGCCAAAACGATTGGCACATTATGAAAACGAGCATTATAGAAACGGTATGTTGATAATAAGTTTGTAAAAAGCGTTAAATTTGGAGGTGTTAGAGTGAATTCTGCGAAGCGTATTTCAGTAATAACAATTTTGATTGTAATAATTGTACTTTTATGTGGTGGCTGTTCTCATTGGTATTTTAATAGTACAGCAAGTGGTGGAAGAGTCAGAAAAGACTTCAAGTCAGAGTTTAATAATGGTATTCCACGAGATATTAAAGTTTATAACGCTGACGGTAAAGTCATTATGGAAGAAAAAGGCAAGTTTGACATAAAGCATTCAAGTCGTTCATTGCAGTATGTTGATCAAAACAATCGCAAACACAATATTTATTTTGGTGATAATTCAACAGTTACAGTTGATGAATTGAAATAAATAAAAAAGACGCTCTACTGTGAGAGCGCCCTTGAGATATATGTATAACAAAATAATTATATCACAAGGGGAGTAGACACAGTGAACAGCGTATTTGAAAAGTATAAACGTGATGAATCGTGCGACAAAGCCCAAGCTTGGCTAGAGGAATATTGGTATTGGAGAGATGAAGCTGAAAAAAAGAAGATTACGTTAGGATCGCCTAGTTTTGACGGGCAACCAAAAGCAAAAACATATGACCCTGACCGTCGTATGATTGATTGGACAAATGCACAAAATGAATGGAAGCGACGTGAGCTAGTTCTCAAGTACATTGCTTCAAAGGGGGACGAACACGAATTATATGCGCTTATACTGGATAATCGCTTTGTACATCACCATCGCTCAATAACAGAGGTAAGAATGAAGTTGAATATCTCTGAACGCACTTTTAACCGTATGCAAAAAGAAGCATTGTGGGAAGCAGCAAGAATAATTCCAGCCAATGTTTTAGTCGAAAAGTAAAGTGGCGGTACTTTGGCGGTGTTTTGGCGTAAAGTTGGCGGTAGTTTGGCGTAATTTTCAAAAAAAATGGCTTTATTATGGTATTGTCGAATGATTACAGAAACGACTTTACTTTTCAAATAACGTGCCCGAGCAAGCCTTTAACTACTTAAATTTTGGATTCTGGCTTTTATAAGGAAAGAGATTTCTAACCTAATATCACACGGGATCTCTTGTTAAGCTAGTGTGGATCAGATATTTGACTGACCGATGGGTTTGAGTCCCATGATCCACATTGAGACTATTGCTATAAAACTTCTGAATAATATCATTTACGTCTAATTTGGCTTTTTGAGTTCGACTAATGAATCGCCTTAATAGGTGAATGCCTCTCTAATAGTCTCAGGCAACCGTGCTGTAGGCAGCAGAAGAGTACGCAATCTAACTCAACGGCTAGAGGATTGCCATATAATGGACAGCAATACCGTTACAGGAGTAGGCGGAAAACTACGACCGGGTGCGGTGATTGCGTGGTCCTAATTATACTTAGGCTTCAAGGCTGTATGGGTGCAAAGCCCTACTAAGTTTTTATATCATGATTATCAGAAGAAAGGAGGTAAATTTGGCGGCTCCTTCTTCATCCGTACATTGATAATTATGGTATATAGCAATGTAAACGGGTCACATTGCTTGCTGAGAACCAAGATGGGCACACAATTACTCAGTCTTGTGTGGCAAAAGTGTGGTTTGAATCCACCTCTCAGCTTTATCACGGCAAACTAAACTATGATAGGAGATGAACGCTCCTCTTTGCAATTAACATAGTACTTTTTTGTCACACGCCGTGATGTGATACAGAGATGCAATGAGTAACGAAATTCAAAAACGATTAGTGGATGCAAGCATTTCTGTATTATGCTGACGTAGCTCAATGGTAGAGCGTCACAGTTGTTTCCGTTTCAACGTGAAGATAACAGTTCAATTCTGTTCGTTAGCATTCAAGGCATACCTATTTTTGAATTTATACGAAAGGAGAAAGCACCTGCTTACTATGATGTTTTCTTCCATAGCCTTGATGTAAAGTCTCCGCTCCACTGGGGGCTTTTTTGTTTGGAGGTAATTTCTTATGTACGATTTAAGATTTAATGGATTGGCACAGCTTATTGTTGCATTAAGCCATGATGTTTCACCCAGATTAAAAAAACTCGGTGAAGGATTTTTATACTGGACCAAACAATTTCCAAAAGAAAAACAGATGCTTCAATCTCAAGCGAGATTCCATTCGATTGGTGGAATGGTAGCAAATGAAATTGATCAAGAAATTCTCAATGAATGCAAATTTGAAAATAATATGGTTGAAAAACGTAGACGATCATCACAAGACTTCCATGAGTTTGTAAGAACATTATAAGAAAGGTGAGCATAAGCATGAGTAAACACATCACGGTTAAAGAAGTAAAAGATATTGTTAATTCATTTACTGATAGCCAGAATGCTGACTGGGAAGGAATGCATATTGAAGAAGACGATATGTATGAGGATGTACTTAGGGCGATTGCAGAAGGTGATCCACATTCAAAACTGCTAGCAAGAGAGGCTTTGAAATCAAAGAATGTTAAATTTGGCCGGTGGTATGCATGAGAACAACTAAAAACTGGGGCTTTACCAACAGTGGAGCCGAATTATATATGTTAGCACATGCTGAACGGACGAGAAAGGAGCTTGAACGTTGTGAGAAGTCGGTCAAACGTCATCTATCTAATTCCGGACATAGAAGGAGCAAAACATGTAATTAACGCTTCTAATATTGAAACGTTGATTCCTGCCAAAGGCGGCTATGATTCACTTATTACTAAATGTGAAGATGGATATGAAGTGATTGCACTATTGCCAAGAGCAATTAATAAGTATTTCAGCAAAGAATTTTGCAAAGAAAAAGCCGATGTATAAACATCGACTTCTGATATTAAACACTCAATTTTTCTTTAAGAGCAGTGGTCATTAGTTCGCTAAAGTTAACTCCATTTTCTTTTCCTAATTCATTTAAGTAGTTAGGAATAGTAATTGTCTTTTTAATTACTTTATTATCATGTTTACGTTTATATTCAGAAACATTGACAGTAACTAGGGTAACAGTAGCGTCATCTTTTGCTTTAGGTAATTTAGTATTAGATTCTGGTAACTTATCTTCAAGTGAATAAGTCCCAATATAATCTTTTGCCATTTCCATAGCATCAGCAATTGATCTTCCTTCTGTCATTCCATCAATATCTGGGATTTCGACAAAGTAAGGATAATCTGTATTTTCTTTGTCTTTAGTAATAATAATTGGGAATACTTTGATTTCGTCCATAGTGAGAGCCTCCTTAAATTTGGTACACAAAAGATCGGCTCAACTAAGAGCCTTACTTTTGTTACTTTAGGTTGAATTTCTTTATCAAAGCGTTATAGAGTTTATCGCTGAACTTCGGGTGACGTGGTAGTTGAGTTTTAATCTTCCCGTTTGACCAGATATCATGATTGCCACCGTGTCTAACGAAGTACCAGCCGTTATCTTTGAATTTCTTTTCAACCTTGCGACGCTGTACCAAATGTTTCACTTCCCTTCAACACTTATTATAATACACGTATTTAACACGTGTGTCAATACAATTATACATATTTTACACGTATTTTTTTAGAAAGGTGGTGTGGTGATATGCTATGACAGAAGTTCACAAAAATTCACAATGCGCGGCTTTTTATTCATTGGATAAACCACGCCGAGAAGCTATTGCCATGCTGTTTGAAGATCAATTACCTGATGAGTTAATAGCAAAAAAAGTGAACCGTACTAGAAGAACTCTCGCAAAGTGGAAAAACGATCCTAAGTTTCAGAAGGGACAGCTTGCTTATAAGTATGTTGTTATCAAGCAGGACTATGAGAGCGATGCAATTAAAAAATTAAGTGAGTTGCTTGAAGCTAAGTCGGAGATGGTTCAACTTCAAGCGGCTAATTCTATTCTGAAACTATCCGGCATGTTGTCGGACAACAGTACACCAGAGCTTGACCAAGCGAAGATTAGGAAGGCCAATGCTGATGCTCGGGTTGCTGAAGCTCGTGCTAAGGCTATGGAAGACAATGGCCAAGACATGGAAACTCTGCTTGATAAGATGTTGGATACCATCACAAAGGAGGACAAGAAGGATGAGTCTTAATGATTGGCTAGCACCAAAGCAATTAAAAGTACTCCATTCTTATCTTCATGATGACTTTGACATGATGATCCTGGTAGGCGCTATCCGTTCTGGAAAAACGTTTATTGATAATCTGCTGTTTATTTACGAACTGCGAAGAACGGCTAGGCTTGCTAAAGCAAATAGGGATAAGCATCCACAATATATTCTGGCTGGGGCAACTTCTGATAGCATCCATAAGAACGTCATTGTGTCTTGTGAGAACCAATTTGGTGTCGAGTTTAAGCTTGACCGTCATGGCCACTACAAATTATGGGGAGTTGACATTGTTCCGGTTTCAACAAAGACCATTGCAGGGTTGGCGAACGCACGTGGGTTTGACTCATACGGTGGCTATGTTAATGAAGCAACGATGGGGGTTGAGCCTGTCTTCCAAGAAATACTTCAACGGTGTTCAAAGGATGGCGCCAGGGTTATTGTGGATAGCAACCCAGATCAACCCCAGCATTGGTTTAAGACTGATTACATTGATAACAACGACCCTAAGACTAAGAAGATCACGTTTCACTTCACGATTGACGACAACACTCACCTATCCAAACGGTACATTGAAGGCATCAAGGCCCGGACACCGTCTGGGATGTTCTATGAGCGTGCCATTCTTGGGCTTTGGGTAAGCGGTGATGGTGCGGTTTACCGTGATTTTGATGAGCGCAAGATGGTTGTTCCTGATGATGAAATTAAAAGCATCAAGAAGTATGTCGCTGGAGTTGACTGGGGTTACCAGCACTGTGGCTCGATCGTTGTGTTTGGGCTTGATGATGCAGATAACTGGTATCTGGTTGAAGAGCATACCGAACAGTACAAGGAGATCGACTACTGGACTAAGATTGCTCACCAGTTACAGAAAAAGTATGGCCGAGAGATGCCGTTCTACTGTGATACAGCAAGAACTGAACACATCGACCATTTCAAACACGAAGGTATTAACGCTCAGTACGGTTGGAAATCAGTTGTTCCGGGTATTGAAATAGTGGCTCGTCAAATGAAGGAAGGTCACTTTTTTGTTAAACGAAGCGCACCAGTCAAGTTCCTTGATGAAATCTACAACTACCGCTGGGACGACAAGGCAGAAGACCAGCCGGTTAAAGAAGCAGACCACGTGATGGATAGTATGAGATACTGCATTGCTACGTATCTGCATATGAAAGAACGTAAGGCATACCACCCAGCAAGTAATAATCGTGAAGACATTCTGCGTGGTATGCGTGAGTTAGGATTATGAGGTGACTAGATGCTACAAGATAATCAAGAACTATATAGCCGTTCGATTTTGAACGGGAAACGGTGGGACCAACATGCGAACCAGACCTACGTCATGCCAGCAGATGTATTTCACCAGAAGTTTGACGGCGGAGATGTGAAAGCCATTGCAGACGTGGTGCAGAAGTTTGTTGAGCGCCATTCAACACAGGATGCGCCACGTATCGCTAAGCTACAACGCTATTATCTGGGAGATAACGATATTCACTACTGGCGCAACGATAAGCGGGCAATGAACCGGGCAGACAACCGAATCGCTTCTGGGTTTGCTAAGTTCATTACCAACATGCGTGTAGGTTATATGCTGGGGAAACCAATCCAGTTCAAGTACAACGATGATAGTGGTAGCAACGTTGACGAAAAGATAGACGGAGACCTGAAAGATTTCAACCGCAAGAACGATGAACAGTACCACGAAAAGGTCATGAAAACTAACCTGTCTGTTACTGGTCGCGCTTATGAGTTGCTTTATTCTAGCGAAGCCGTCAAAGATGATGAGGGTAACTATTTAACGCCAGAGGTTAAGATGCGAGCCATTGACCCGGCGACAGCGTTTGTAGTGTATGACACGTCAATTGATCGCCACTCATTGTTTGGAGTGCGGTATTACGTTGTTAACTATGACAATCAAGAGCAATACTATGTTGACGTTTACACGGCAGATACGACATACCACTTCAAGTCTGCCGATACATCCACTTCGCCAAGTGGCGACTACACGCTGATGAGTAAGGAAAGCACCAATTTTGGTGCGGTTCCATTGACTGAATTTGATAACAACGAGAACCGGACAGGAGATTGGGAAGCCAAGCTAGACGAGATTGATGCTTACGATTTAGCTATGTCAGAGATGGCAAACAGTGAAGAGGACTTTGCCAACGCTAAGCTGATGATTAATGGTGATTTTGACTGGTCCGATAACATGAAGATCATTACAAAGGCCAACGGTGATCCGTTGCTAGATGATGATGGACAGCCAATCAAGGTGCCGAAAATCGACACTAAGGACCCGTTCCTGTGGTTGAAGCCAGCGTTTCACGACAATGTAAACGGAACAACGGTAGTTCCTTCATCGGCTGAGTATCTTACCAAACAACTCAATGAACAAGGATGGCAGACCTATATTAACCAACTGATTACCGATATTCATAAGGACACCAACACGCCTAACACGACTGATGATGCGTTTAGTGGACAGTCTTCTGGAGTTGCGTTGATGTATAAGCTGTTCGGTGAAGATCAAGAGCGGTCAATGCAGGAAAGTTTGTATACCCGTGGAATCATGCGGCGTTTGCGTTTACTGGGTAACTTCTGGAAGCATAATCAAGAGATCAGTGATCCAGATGTGATGAACAATTATAAGCCGGACTACACGCCTAACTTGCCACGTAACAATGCTGATATTGTCAATATTGCTGTTCAACTTAACAATACTGGCCTGTTGTCTGACCAGACATTGCGGGAGTTCTTAGCAACGGTTACTGGAGTATCTGCCGATGCAGAAGAGCAACGGCTAGAGAATGAAAAGGAACAAGACCCAGACGCAAACACTACGCCACTTGATGAAGGCCCGTTGCAAGGTGTCAACCCGGCTGATCTGGAAGAAGCTAAGCGCCATATATCACAGAACATGCAGCAGAACGGTGGCCAACCGCCAATGTCGGCAACTGACTTCCTAATCCATACTCAACGGAGTGGTAAGAATGCTAAGTAGAAAGCAAATGCGCCGACTGATTAGGTCGGTCTATGGTGCTAACACGACTTACGGCAAACAGATAGACCAATTATATAGGCGCGCTAATCGTCAAATTAAGGGTGAAATTAGCGCGTTTATTGATTCTAAGGTTAGTTGGTCGGGTAAGCCGTCAAAAGACGATCTGGAGGATGTGAGACGGCAATTAATAGAAGCTAACGATGATAGTGTCGCTCCATTGATTGCCGTGTACCTTACGTCACTCACACTAGGCCACCCGAAGAATGGAGATTTGGAAACGGCCAGGGTTGCGCTGCCGCTTGTCCACGTTGCCAAGCAAATGCACCGAGTAATGGCACGGCAGGAGCAACGAGTACCGCAAGAAGTTGGGAGAGTTTCGCAGGAGCAACACACAATCACTCCTACGCTTCATCAGATACCGCTTAACTACAACACGATGCTCCAGAGGAACGTTTCAGAGGTGGTGTCGCAACGGCAATCACCTGCTAGTATGATTAACCGCGACATTCAAAACACGGTGACTAGCATTAAAGAGATTGCCAAGCAAGCCAGCATGACTAATGAAGCCGGAATTGATTGGGCCAAGAAAGTAGATCGTATCCTTACAGGCAATAAGTCACGTGGGGGAGCTAGTCGAAAGGCTCAACGAATTATCCGGACAGAGTCATGCCGACAACTGAACGGTGCAACGATTAGTGACTTCAAGGCACGGGGGGTTGCTAAGTATCGTTTCTTATCATTGGAAGCTGTTAATTCGTGCAAAGAATGCACTGACTTAGATGGGAACGTATATGACGTGGATGATGCTCAAGAGGGTGTCAACCTGCCACCAATGCACCCGAATTGTCAGTGCTGGATAGTTGAATATGAAGACGAATAGTCGATGCAGAAATGCACCGGCTTTTATTTTGGACTTTTATCGTGGCAGTCGGTAAAGAACAACGATTTCGCCGCCGGGCGTTAAACGAGGTTCGCTGGCAAGCGTTACATGCAAAGGAGAACAACATGGAAGAACAAGAACAACCAAAGTTAACTGAACAAAAAAACGATCAACAACAACCAGATGAGGGCAAGGAAACTGAAAAGACCTTTACCCGTGACGAACTGGGAAAGATCGTCAAAGCTCAGTTAGCCGATGAACGTAAGAAGTGGGAGCAAGACAAGAAGAAAGAACTTGATGATGCGATTGCTAAGGCTAAGGAAGATGGCAAGGCCGAAGCCGGTATGGACGCTAAACAGCTTGCTGAAAAAGAAGCCAAGGATCGTGAAGATAAGCTGAAGCAACAAGAAGCCGACCTAGCCAAGCGCCAAGCCGAATTGGATCGCCGTGACCATATTGCTCACACGAAGGACCTGCTGGCAGCAGATAGCCTTCCTACGTCTGCTGCTGAAATGCTTTTGGGTGAAACCGAAGAGGAAACCAAGGCCAACATTGAAGCATACAAGGCACTGGTCGCTCAAGGCGTGCGCAACGAATTGCACCGCTCTTCTGCTGGCAAGGCTCCGCAAAACGGTGCTCCTGCTCAACCACAAGCTCCGCACAAGGATATGTCAGAAATGACTTATGAAGAAATGCAGAAGTATCTCGAAAGCCAAAACCAATAATCGAAAGGAAGTATATTCATGCCTGCATCAGCAACTAATTTCACTCACTTTGCCGATATGCTAGACCCACAAGTTTTAGCACCAATGATCGGCGCACAACTATCAAAGCTGAACGTATTCTCTTCAATCGCTCCAGTAGATACCACTCTCAAAGGCAAGCCGGGCGACACCATTACCATTCCAAAGTACAAGTTCACCGGAACTGCTCGCGAATACGGCGAAGGTGAACAGATCAACTTTGACTCTCTGCAATACACTACGCAGGAAGCCAAGATTAAGAAGATCATCTCTGCTTTCTCAATCTCTGATGAAGCCGCAAATATGTCCTACGGTGATCCAAAGACTGAACAAGCACGTCAAATGGCAATGGCCCTCGCTACTTATATTGATGATGATATTCTCGACACTGCTAAGGGCGCACCATTAAAGGTTACTGGTAACACTCCAGACCAGATTGATCTGATTGATAATCTAGAAGACACGTTCGCCAATGCCACAAACGCCATTGAAGGTGCAACCTATCCACAACAAGGTGTCCTTTACGTATCCTACAAGGATGCTGCTTCATTACGTAAGGCTGCTGGCGATAACTGGACCCGTGCTGACCAACTCGGTGATAACGTACTGATTAACGGTGCGTTCGGTGAACTGTTGGGTTGGGAGATTATCCGGACTGCTAAGTTGACTAAGGGCCATGCTCTTGCCGTAAAGCCTGGTGCATTGCGCACTTACATGAAGCAAGCACCGTTGGTTTCAGCTTGGTACGATTACGACCACCAGATGAACAAGTCTTCAACCACTGAATACTTGGTAACATCTATCTACAACGATGCTCTATTGGCCACCGTTGGCTTCTCCAGCAGCACTTCAGGCCTAGGCAAGTAATCAAGAAAGAGGTGGTCTAAATGAATGATGCAAAGGTCAATGATCTTTTGACCACCGTCAAATTAGACAAGAATATCAAGGAAGATGGCCTTGATACTTTGCTGTCAAGCTTTATTAAACAAGCTGGGGATATGATCTGCTTGTATGTCGGCGAAGATGATCTTCCATCACAATTGGAGGTTATCGTCATCCGTATTACCGAAGCGCACTATGTCCAGTCGCTTAACGATGCAGATGGCACTAAGTCATATAGCGAAGAAGGGGCCAGCTGGTCGTTTCAAGATAACGAGCTTGACCCATACATGACCCTACTTAATCGCTACATCGCTAATCGTGATGGTGAGAGTGCGAAAGGATGTGTCTGGTCATGGTAGCTAGACGATTTCGACCGATCACGTTGGTGACGGTTAAAAAGGTTCACGGTGCGCTTGATGACAAGGAAGTACCGTCTTTCCAAACGGTTATGGCTCATGTAACCGAAGTCAATGGTGTTCAACTGCAGAACGACCTGTTCGGCAAGCAGTACACGATGACATGGGTTGCACGGGTGCGAGGTAACGTATCTGCTAAGTACGTCTTTTATCCTCGATTAGGTGTGGAGGACAAGTACGTCAACAAGCGGAGTTATCTTACTGTGATCCAGATCCGCAAGCATGCTAACCGAACCGACATTTACTTTGCTAACGACACGGGGGTGACAAGCGATGAGTTGGAACAATGACCACATTCCAGAGATTGATCTGGGGTATGAAATGGACAAGAAATCGTTCGCTGAGCTTGCCGCTACGTTAGATAAGAACGGGTTCGGCGATGCTGGCACGCAATTGCGGAGCATGGCTGCTGATGCTGACATTCAAGTGGGCAGAGCTGTTAATAGCGAAGCTAACGATGTGATTAAGGAAGTAACCGACCTTATCAAAGAACGACAGTACCACAGTAAGTCTGGATATGGTCCGGGATCGCCTGCGTTTGATCGCAAGGTAAACAACCAGCACTTGGTTGATACCGTCAAAGATCATCATGACGATAACAAGCACCGTATCTTTTCGAATATCACCAATGGCGGGTACAACTACTCACAGGCGTTTGAATTCGGACTACTGACCCGTGATTATCCTGCACACCACCCGTTCGAAGATACCGTTCATCATCTGGGGCTGAACAAGCTTCACGGTGAGTTTGACGACAAAGTAAACGAAGCAATCAGAAGGGGGTTTAGTTAATGCAACCACCTTCAGTAGCGCTGTATTATGCGATCGTTGAAGCCATAAACAAGGCAGGAGTTACCACTTATTCAGCATCACAAGATATCGAGGATATGAAGCTCCCTATCTGCCGGGTGCAACTATTGACCAGCAATTCGACGAACCAATTCGTCAATGCCCGTCAATATGAGCACACTTTCCAGCTTGACGTCATAACCGCACAGGACGGACTAGAAGAGGGTTTAACTCTTGCGTATAAGATTATGCACAAGCTACGTCAAATTGGCGTAGAGGGCTTCCTGGTGGATATGAACGGGGAACCAAGCTTAACTTCAATGGTGGATAGTTCAACTAACCGCATCTTAAACAGGCAAATCATTAGAGTTAATTACGACATTATCGAGGACACCGCTTTTTAGTGGCGTTTTTTAGTTAGGAGGAAAAATAAATGACAGCAACATTAGATGGCAAGAAGCTTGTCGGCTCACGCTCTGCCGATAAGGTTATGTACTACTACAAGTTAATCAAGCACGAAAATACGGGCACCCCATGCCATATTCTGGGCACACAAGGTGCTTCGTCTGGTACTAACACGAAGACACTGGGGACTACTCCAACCAAGATGTTCAACGTCAAGGCCACCGGTTCTATTAATCAGCAACGGGTAGTCAACGTTGTTATGACCACCGGTGATGGTTTCAAGACTGATGTGGCCCGTGACCTGTACTACACTTGGGAACACGGCGAAGAAATGCTCTTATATCGGGTAGATTGGAACACTCTTCGGACTTCCAACGGCAAGAAAGTTGTTGATGCGGAAATGGCTATCGTGCTTATTTCAGCACTTCCAGAGACCGAAGCCCTTAACACTCCAGTAACTCAAAACGTTACGTTCGAAGTGCAAGGTGCTACTCGGCGTTATGACGAAGACGGATACCCATTCACTCTTTCAGCAGAAGATTTCGATGATGGCATCTTCACTGATACTATTAAATACTTCAACTTCGGTAAGCCGGGTGACTTCGGCGTTGATGAGAACGGCGAAGTTATCGACAACACTAGCGATGACTCTCACGCAGGGGACCACACGGCCACTACTGGTCTGAATGGTTCTAAGCCTGCGAGTAGCGCAGCCGGACACTAAGACGGAAACCATTACACCTACACCAAAGACAACTGAATAGCTGAATTGGCTCGCCTATGAAATACACAGTACGCAAGGGCGGGCGCTTTAAGGAGGACAAAAAATGCTAGAAATTAAAGGTAAGGAATACGGATTGAAGTTTGGCTTTACGTTTGCTGAACGACTTACTAAGGACTACTCAACCGATGATGCAGAAGGTTTTCGCCGTTTGATTGGCCAGATCGTTGATGGTGATCCAAAGGCGCTTGTTGCTGCGTATCGCTATGCGCTTGACGTGCCAGCTAAGCAACTGCCATCTGCTCGTGATGTAGCCAATGCCCTTGAAGACAACGGCATGTTCAGCAAGGGTGATGAAGCTTTTAAGGATCTTTGTGATGAGATGAAGAAGAGCGGTTTTTTCCAAATGAATCTGACGTACTATCTAAACGCCGTAAAGAGTCAAGTAAAGAACGCCAAAGAAGCTTTGTCCGCTATTTCGAACAAAGACGACAAGCAAGCGGCAGAAGTAAGTCTGCGGCAAGCGGAAGCAATGGAGAAAGAACTCAAAACTCGGCTAAAGAAGTTAGGGCTTTAATTAATCAGTGGGACCAAGCTATGCTAGATCGCCTTAAAACGGCGAACACGTATCTTGGCCCTTTTACTCCACAAGACTTATATAAGCTCACGCCAGCACAGTTTGAATACATGCTGGCAGGGGCACAGCAACGGTTGCTGAATGACCGTGCTTATTCATTCAAGCTCACTAAGGCTACCGTTCCGGCGGTGCTAGTGGATAAGAACGATAATGATGATGCTATTTCTGATGATCTTCGAAAGAGTCAAGAAGCAATCAGCAACTTCAACAATGCTGAATATCAGAAACAACAACGGGAGAAAGCCGAACGTCAGAAGCAATTCCGAAACACCTTCGGCAAGTATCTTAACCGCAGTCACGATAAGGGAGGAGGTTAAACGTGTCTGAAATTTTAGTAAACAAAATCGTACGAATAACTGGTGAGGACCGTTTAACTTCTGTCCTTGCTCATACCAATCAAGCAATGGAGCAACTTCAACAGCACATGACTGCGCTGGGTATGAAGTTCAACTCTAGTGCCAGTGAAAGTATGCCTTTCCGCACATCGCTTGATAGCATTAAAGCCAATGCTGGTCAGACTAACGAATCACTAGAGAAACTTAACAACACGATTGATAAGCTCAAAGGTGACAAGAAGGTAAAGTTCGATGCAGATACTACGCAAGCTACCGATCGGACTAAACAGCTTGACGATAATATCAAGGCGTTGAGAAAAAATAACCCAACCATCAAGCCAAAATACGAGGATGGCGGGACAAACGAGAAGTTGTCGGGGCTTGCCAGGATGCTTAAACGAGTTAAAAACGCCGGAAGTTCAATGACAAAGAGCTTTGTTGCTGGGAACTTGATCTCTAATGGAATTCAGTCTGCATACACCGATTTGAAGCAATTCGCCATTCAAGGATTCCAAGCTGCCGCAGCTGGAGAGCAAACGGCTGCCCGGTGGAAGTCACTTGGTATGACGGCTGGAGGTATTAAGCAAGTAGGCGCTGCGGTTGCTGATCTGAAAGAGAACACCAACCTATCCGGTGCGGCTGCTGGTAATCTGGTTACTCGCTTCTATGGCTTGACTGGTAGCACCAGTCGAGCAATTGCGCTGGCAAAGGGTGTCGGTTCAATTTCTGATTCCCTGCGGCTATCAAGAAATGCTTCTGATGCGTTCGCTAATGGATTAGCTCGCATTGAAGCGTCTGGGAAAGTTACGTCACAATCACTTGGGCGACTTGAACGTCAAGCTCCAGGTATTACGTCAGCCTTGCAAAAAGCCAGTGGCATGAGCAAGAAGTCGTTTGATGATTTACTCAGTTCTGGAAAAATGACTGCTGACCAGTTTAATCAGATATTAGATCGCGCTTCTAATAATTATCGTAAAAACGCTGAAGGATGGGATAACACAACTCAAGGTGCCCTGAACCACATTAAGAACGTGTGGGCTGATTCGTGGAAAGCAATGATGGCTCCACTTGCTAAAAGCTCTGGTCAGGGGCTGGGTGCGTTATCCAAGTCGTTGGAAACGTTACGCCCGCAATTCGAACAACTTGGCAAAGCCGTAGCAGAACTGGCTACACGGTTTGCTAAGTGGCTTACCCCACAGCATGCTAAAGATCTAGGTGAGATTGTCAGTTCACTTGGCCGAATGGCTATGGTTCTGGGCAAAGGTGCTTGGAAGGCTGTTACCATTCCGCTCCAGATCATTGGTAAAGCCATTAACGCAATGAGTGGTAAGAAGGGTGATGCGCTCGACAACGTTGCAACCGCTCTTGACGCTATCAGCAAGAACAAGGCCGCAATGGTCATTCTTGAAGGTATTGGAGCCGTTCTTGCAACGCAGTTTGCTTATTCAAAGCTTATAAGGATTTCAGAAGGCCTTGGGCTAATCAGCAAAGGTGCCGAAGGTTTGAAGCTGTTGGGTAAGTGGAAGCTCAGTGGAAATATTCTGAAAGACTTAGGAAAGGTTAGCCAAAAACTAATCGGCCTCAAGAATATTAAGATCAACCCGTCTAACTGGTTCAAAGGCGGAGCCAGTTGGGCCAAGAACCTATTCAAGCCAGCAGAAACGGAAGCGCTAAAGACTGGAGATACAGCAGGTGGTAACTTTATCACTCGGTTTGCTGCTAAAACTAATTCTTCACGTTTTGCACAGGTTGGTCGGTCTCTTGGCGGTAGGATCATTTCTGGCGTTGGCTTAGCGATCGAAGCATATGACTTTATTAAAGATATTGTTGGGGCATTTACTACCCATAACGGCACAACACGGTCTCGTGATGTCGGTAAGGCCGCTGGAGCTGGAATCGGTGCTGGTATTGGATTTTTCTTTGGAGGTCCTGCCGGTGCAGCGCTTGGTGGCATGATTGGCCGTACTATCGGTGGCAAGATCGGTCCAGCGGTGGGCAAGTTTGGTAACGGCATTGGCAAAGTTTTAGACGACATCTTTGTTAAACACAACTGGGGCAAAGTCTGGTCAGACATTGGCAAAGGCTGGCAATCGTTCTGGAAAGGTATGGGTGACTGGTGGGATAAGACCATCGGGAAGAAAGGCTCACACTCCAGCAAATCTAGCGAACCCAGCCAGCATGAGATTAAGTCCTTAGGTGGTAATCACTACTCAAAGGCTGACATTGCCAATATCAAGCAGATGAACGCCGCTGTTAAGGCGTACACCAGCACACTACGGACACTCAAAGCAACGATCAAGAAGAACGACCCAACCAAAGAGCTTAACTCGATGAACAAGTCTTTGAAGCAGTCGGCTAAATACTGGCTGGCTATTTCAAAGCCATTAAAGCAGGCTTCTAAAGAGTTCCAGAACATGAAGAAGCCACTCGACACGATCAGCAAGTCGATGAAAGACCTTACTGGTAAGAAGAGCGGGCTGGGCACGTTCGACAAAGATCTGTCCAAACTGGATAAAGACCTGCATCACTCAAAAATCGGCGAGGAGTTCACTAAACTAAGTAAGCAGATCAAGAAGAGTAATCTGGTTAAGACTCTGCAACGACTAACAAAAGAGATTCGTGAGTCCGTCAAATACTGGAAAGAGTTTGCCAAGCCTGTTAAACAGACGACAACCGAATTCCAGAAATTCAGTAAGGAATTGAAACCGTTTAACGGCAAGAACAACCCACTCGATCGTCTGGAAAAGAGCGTTGAGAGTTTAACTAAGGCACTCAAGAAGGATCACTTCGGTAATGAGCTTGCTAAGCAGATGCAGATCGCTAACAAGTCGATGAGTGGACGTGGTTCTGTTGAATCTAAGTTTTCCAGCATGACACGGTCGATTGAACGGAGCTTGTCACGATTCAGATCTTCATTCAATCGTGACTGGAAGCGGACGTGGTCCGAGCTCACCAACGAACCATCGCGGGCACTTAGCAGGGTTCTTAGCATTGTAAGTTCACGACTCAATAGCATTACTGGCCGTGAAAGTTCGTTCACATCAAAGTTTCTTAGCGGCTGGCGTAGTTGGACTAGCTCCGTTGTGAGTGAGATGCAGTCTGCATTCAGCAGGCTACCAAGTATCGCTGAAAAGGCAATGTCAGATATTATCAGTCGCTTAAATCGTGGTATCTCCGGCGTTAACGGAGTTATCAGTGATTTTGGCGGTGATAAGAAACTGTCAATGATTCACTATGCACGAGGTACGTTCGCTCACCCTGGAGGCAAGGCCGTTGTTAATGACGGCCTAGAAGCCAACAAGACGGAGCTAATCTGGCAACCGTCAAAGGGCTGGGGAACCGCACAGGGTCAGTATGTTGTTCGTGATCTTGAAGCCGGTTCGATGGTGCTTGATGCTAAGCAGTCAGCTCCTTATCTGGCAAATGCAATGTTCCCTCACTATGCAGAGGGTACGTTGTCAGAAGCCGAGCAGGATAAGATCTCGCAGGAGTTCATCAACAACCCAATTCAAGCTTCAAAAAACCTTGTGTTGAAGATGACCGACTGGAACTCAAACGTTCCGGTTGTATCTGATCTCGGAGAAGCGATGGCCGTTGGTTTCTCACGTGGGATTGCTAACGTCTTAAAGGACTTGCTGGGTATCATCAAGGAACCAATCAACGGTGACTGGACGCCCGTTATCAAGTCTGCGGCACGGTTGATGCACGTTTCGCTGTCTGCTGGTCAGATTGGCAAGTTACTTCGCCAAATTCAGACCGAATCTGGCGGTGACGAAAAGATCACTCAACAGATCAGTGACGTTAACTCGGCGGCTGGACACCCTGCACAAGGGCTACTGCAATTTATCCCATCAACGTTTAATACGTGGGCTATGCCGGGCCACCACAATATTCTTAGCGGTTTCGATCAGATCATGGCTGCTATCAACGCCCTCAATCATGGTGGCGAAGGTGGCTGGGGGAACATTGGTAACGGTCATGGTTGGGCTTCTGGTGTCCACATGACCCACCGAGATTATGCTCTAATCGGTGACAATGCCGAACAAGACGAATACGTCATTAACCCTTACAACGGCAACGCTTTGCCACTGATGCAGGACGCTTACCGGACTATGATGAACCATCATCCAGAATGGCGAACACCTACCTCTAGTGCATTTAATAGCCAAGTGCTTGAATTAATCAAGACGGCTATTACTAAGTTAGATAATATCGATATGCACCCACACGTTACTGTTGAGGATGTTGCACGGCCAGTTAATAAGTACAATGCCAAGAATTACAGTCTAAGGAGTTGGTAAATTGGTACAAGTATTTTCACAGCGTAAAAATAAGCCTAGCAGGTATCAGTTTATGAAACCTAGCGAGTTAGGCTATGATTCAGATGAGTATTTAAGTTTTGATCCGATTGAATTTGCAATTAGTCAAGATGGTAAGAGTTGGATAAGCAATTATGACGTTGACAATTTGCAGGGCGTCTATTGCTATCGTGCCCCAGACGTTCAGCCGGCCAATCCATCAGATACGATGAAAAAGATTGGTTTGCAAGATGGTTCAAGACTAATTTCAACGACTTACAACAGTCGAGAACTTAAATTTGAACTTATTTATGATGGAGTTAGCGAAACAGACGCTATGCTTGCTTGGGAAGCGGCACAGCGTTTTTTAGTTGCCCGTGATGCTTATTGGATTACCTTTTCAAATTGGCGTAATCGGATGTATTACGGTAAGGCTAAACTTGCAGCACCAACCTATTCAAACGAAAAGTGTTGGACTTGTGAAGTCACTTTTACTGATTTCATTGGTTTAAGCCGGTCGATTGGTACGACATTAGATTATCCTGATCAAGTTTGGGGAGTTAATAGTAATATCCCTGAGGGTGTAGAACCACAATACAGGTTCAATACTAATACTTTCAGCGTTTATAATCTGTCTGATGTATTAATTGATCCTGAGTGGCGAGGGCATCCATTTAAGCTTACTTTGCAAGGCAAGTCGAATGGCAATTTAACCATCACCAATAAAGTCGGCGGAACCGTTTATAAGAAGAGCGCCTTCGATGGTACTTTTATTTTAGATGGAGTTAATCCAGAATGTAATGGTCAAGGGTGTTTACTAGATACTAATTGTGGAGTGGTTACTCTTGCTATGGGCAAAAACGACTTTCAAATTGATAACTTCAGTGGCACTATTACCTTTGAATTTCCAATGTGGTGGTTAGCATGACGAATGCGTACAGTGAAAGATGTGTCTTTATTGAAACAAAAGACACAAAGCAAGCTTATAGAATTAATTGGCAAGATCTGTTTGATTCCTTTAAGAAAAGCTATCAGCTTAATAGCAATTATGAAATAAGCTTTACCCTAACTCGTGCTAAGGGTTATGAAAAAGTATTTGATACTGCTCAAGCTAAATGTGGAGTTATGTATGACGGCCAATGGTACAACATTCAGCAACGTGAACCAAAGCTTGACGAACAAGGCTTTCTTACAATGCAGATTACTTGTACTCATACGCTTGTTGATATGTTGAAGAATGTTCGGATTGATCCGCAAGAGCCAACTGAGCAAAATCCTGACAAGAGTGACAACGATAGTTCATCAGATGATAGTTCTAGCGATGATAATCCACAGCCAGGTACTGTTATTAAGCGAACGGCTGAGCAACAACTGACTACGCTTGACGCTTGTATGCATAAGTTCCTTGATAATAACGATCAAGGTATTAAATATGAATTACATGGTAATTTCCCACAAGTTGCAATCGAATGTACTGGATCGCTGTACGAATGGTTGAATAGTAATCTTAAAACTTTTAGCGCTTATTGGATTCCGGACGGCTATACTATCAAGATTTATGACTTAGCAAGTTTACGTCATCAAACAGGACGTCAATTGCGATATATGTACAATACAAGTTCAGTTGATATTCAAGAAGATGACAATAATATCGTTAATGATTGCTGGGTTTATGGTGGCAAGGTTGAAGCTGATACTACTTCTGTATCTGGCGGAGGCAACGGCATTACTGAACCTCAAAATGGCGATTGGACGCCAGTAATTAATAATGCTGCCAGTTTAACAGGTCAGCAATTATCAGATAGTGATATTGCATTAGTAAAAGCTCAGATTAATCTTGAATCTAGTGGCCAAGAAGATGCAAAAGGTGGCGATGATGGCTTATCTGATGGGATTGCAATGGGACTTTTGCAATTTAAACAAGCGACATTCAATTATTACTGCCGTCCACCGTACACTAACATTTGGCATGGACTTGACCAATTGATTGCCTTATTTAATGTTCCTAATTGGCGCAATCAGATTACTGGTCGTCATGGCTGGTCACCATCTGGAGCACCAGTTTCAAAGGCGCAGATAACAGCTTTATCAGCGACTTCTACAGGACGCTCGCAACAGATTATCGACTACTGTAAATCATTTGTCGGTAAGGTGCCGTATGTTTGGGGTGGAAGTACTCCAAGCGGTTGGGATTGTTCTGGATTCGCCTGCTATGTTCTTAATCATTTTGGCATTAATACGCCTCGAACTAACACTGTTGGTTTGGAAAGCAAAGGGCAAATAGTGGGGCCACCTTACCAAACTGGTGATTTGCTATTTTGGGGTGCTCGTGGCAGTAGCTATCACGTTTCAATCGCAATGGATTCTACTTGGCGGGTTGGAGCTGATAACTACCAAGACGGGACTGTTTACCGGACAATCTCTAGTTGGCCACCAGCGTTTGGTGTACGAGTTGCAGGCTTTGCCGATGGAAACGTTAATAGTGGCGGTGGTGACGATACAACGACTACCACAACCACCAGCGCTAGTTATTACTCATTGGTTTACCATTACCAAGATCAAGACTCTATTAAAAAATACGACTTACATCGTGGCGCTCCTATCACAATGGATAGTATCTATGATATGAACGCTCTAAAAACATATGTTGAAAATACTGTTCAACATGAGCCAGAAACATCATTAACAATTAGTAACGTTGATGAACAGAGTTACAGTTTGGGAGATGTAGTGCGTTTGATTGTACCGACTATGAACATTAATACTGATGTGACGTTAGTTGGAATCGAAGGAAATGATAACGATTTACACCCGCATGCTGATCAAACATTAACCTTCAACAACACTGGATTAGCGATGAAAGATGTTAACGTTGCATTGTTCAATAAGATCAAAGATACTAACGCAAACGTTCAAGCCTTAGATGTTTTTGGTGGAACGGGAGCTAGGGAAGAAGATCATTTTGCTAATGAAAATAACAAGAAGAGCAATCAGTCGTTAATTATTTATAATGAAGCTCAGATTGAAAAAATGAAAGAGATTAATAACAGTGTAGGGAGGTAAACAAATGGCAGAAAGTAGCAAAACACCTGTCTTTATTTTGCAACCATACATTGACGAAAACGGCTTACAATGGCTTAGCTGTTCACCAGATAATGGTCAAACTGTGTACAAGGAATACGGGCCAGAAGGTAAAATTTACCGCCAACGTGACGCTGAGATGATCCAACAGCTTACATTTGAACATATCGCAATGAAGTCGCCTAATGGGACGGCTTTTTATTTATCCGTCAGCAACGACGGGAAACCCGTATTCACGAAAGTAGGTGATAGTCAATGAGCGAGTTTAAGCTACCACACGTGGAGGATTTAACAACGAACTCGAAATTGCCGGGTCAATTAACGGAGAACTTCAAGGTAACCGAAAACGTCATTAAAGATATAGAAGGCCGCCTTGAAACATTGGAAAAGAAAAACAAACAAGATAGCGACTTTGATAAACATTTATACGATTAGGAGGTAACTTATGGAAAACAATATTATTCGCTTTAATTCCTACAAACTTGAACGTGGCGGATTGCTTTATGACATGTACGACCAATTTAATGCTCGTGTAGGAGACCAAGGCACTCCACTAGTAATGCAATGGACGCAAGGCTTAGCAGATACTTTGATCGACTTACAAGCGAAGAAGCTACATTTCTATGCAGCAGGGCAAGTCGGTCAGTACCTTGAAAAATTAAAAGATGGTACTGGTTATCAAATGTCAGCTGATGCTTCTCAAGTTGAATACGAAGACCGCAATGCTGCTGGGACAATGGATCATGGTATTACGAAGGTAAAATTACCTAAACAGTTCTTTCCACAGGAGGGTATTTTCTACGGCTACTTTGGTTTGAAAGATGATCAAGGCAACACTTATACTTCTGTTAACGTGTGGTTCCGTGTGCTCGGTGGTGTCCCAATTATGGGTGCCGCTATTCCTTATTTCAGCACTCGGTTTGATGAACTGATGGAAACGTGCCAAGGACGCATTGAAGATGTACTGGCACAATTACGTCAAGAATACCAAGATGAAGTTAAGAAGAATGAAGATATGTCTGCTGAAACACGGGCAGCGTTGAGTAAACTTGCAGATGCAGTTGGTGCAATTCAAGCGCAGATTGATGCAGGGAAC